ATCAGTGGGCTTGTACAAAACAATTGTCGGGTCTGAATAACTGAGCGTCAGTCCACCCGTCATCGTGTCGCCGGTCTTCAGCACCCGCAGCGCGTCCTGCGTGTCGGTGTATGCCTTGGTGACATCGCCAACCGGCGGGTTCGTCCACTGCGTGTTGTAATTGGTGGCGTCGATCTTGGTCAGCGTCTGACCCGCCGTGCCGCCGGGTGCGACGCCCGCTCCGGTGTCGCCCTTGACGCCCTGCACACCTTGGATGCCCTGCGGGCCGGTGGCGCCTGCTGGGCCTGTCGCGCCAGGCGGACCTGGCACCGTGCTGTCGGCGCCAGGCGGACCCTGGATGCCCTGCTCGCCCTGCTGGCCCATCGCGCGCAGCAGGAAGGCGAGCTCCTGATTGTGGTTCCAGTCGCTCGCGCCCTCGGCCGAGACAAACTCTACCGGCACCTCAAACCAGTCCATGCGGTTGATGCCGGGGCCGGTCAGCCGCCAGACTTGGCGACTGGCCGAGATGTCCTTGTCCTGCAGGATGAACTGGTCGTCAAACGTCGCCAGTTGGAACATAACGGTGGGGTCAAAGCCGTCCTGCGTCTGCGCGTCCATGTAGAGCCGCGTGACCAGCGCCGGGTTGGCGTTGTTGAAGCGGAATTTGCCCGCGCCAGGATCGGTCGGTGCCGTCGAGTTTTTGTCGAACCGATAGAAAAAGCGGCTGGTCGAGGCGCCGGCTGGCCCCACCTCACCCTGCTCGCCCTGGATGCCCTGGATGCCTTGGATGCCCTGCGGACCTGTCGGACCTTCCGGCCCCACCGGGCCGATCGGACCCATCGGACCCTGCGGCCCTTCCAGGCCGACATTGTAGGCGCCGAAGTTGCCCAGCGGCCGGCTGTTAATAGATGGCATGACGGGTCCACCTCGACACCGGAAGCCGATCGATGATGATCGGCGCAGGACCGTCATTCCTCATCGCGACTTGCAGCGCATCGCTGTAGGTGCCCATGTCTTCCGAGTACGGAGAGCCCTTCTGGGCCTTCCATTGCCAGGTCATACCCAGCTTCAACAGCCGCTCATCCAGGCGGAAGCTGTCATCGTCGGTCTGGAAACGATCGCCGTAGCCGCCGCTGGCGAGCGACACGCAGTTGCGATCGAGATAGGTGAACGAGGCGGTGAGCGGCGGTAGCGCACCCAGCGCCGGCCAGATGTGCATGTGGTCGCCCAGCAGGGTCCACTCGCCGCGGCTGTCCGTCTCGCCCAGCGCGCGCCGCCGCATCCACTCGTCGGTGTCGGGGATGAACATCATCGGCGTGTGCATGCTGGTCGAGGACCAGACGTTGGTCGTCGGCAGCATCCGCTTGTAGTTGGCCGGGAGCTCCCAGGCGGTCGTGAGGCCGTCACCCGTGAAGTAGGCCGCGGTCTTCAGCCGGGTCCAGTCGCGCGTGTCGTAGGCGATCCTCTGGGCCATCTCGTTCGCCAGGTTGACCATCTCCTGCATGGTCCGGTTGGCGGCGAGGGCGGCAAACACGGACGTAGGCGTGACGACGCCCACGACCGCGCAGACATCCCTCACCACCGTCAGGATCGTCATCACGCCGCCTTGTTAGGTCGAGCGTCGAGCGCCATGCGCACCAGCACCTTGCGGTTCAATGCCCCCACAGGCGCGCTGCCGGCGTGCGTGGTGATGTATTCGCGGATCTGCTCGTCGGTCATGTCCTTGAACATGCCCTCACCACCGCTCTTCTTAAGCGCCTCGTTGTCCTCCTCGAGGATCGCGTTGCGTGCCCGCAGCGCCTCGAGCTCGAGGGCGAGTTGCGTGTTGGGTGCGCCGGCCTTGCTCTCGGCCAGATACTCCTGGGCGCGGTTTTTCATGTCGCGACCGCCAGGCCCCAGGTTTTTCAACTCTTGCCCGTCGATCGCCGCCAATTGCTCGACGGTGTAGACGTTCTGGGCGCGGAGCTCGGCCCGCCTGGCCTCGGTCAGGAACGGCGCGTGATCGAGCGGCGTGCCGGTCTTGGTTTGCTGTTGGTTGGCCTTGAATTGCCGATACTGCCGGCTGAACCGCTCGGCATAGGTCTGCTTGACCTGTTCGCCGTTTTCCGGGTCCACCACCCAGCGGGAGAAGGCGGTCGCCGGGTATGCCTGCCAATCACGCGAGCCTGGCACCCGGATGTGGCAATGCTCGACATCCTCGTAGATCGGGCGGCCCTCGGCGGCGCTGCGCACCTCATGCTTCGTGGTGCCCATGTGGAACGTGGCAATCAGGTTCTCGTCAGGGTCTGCACCTGGCCTCTGGTACTGCATGTCGGTCCTCTTTGTTTCACATGAAACCTTGATGGAAACCGCCGCCTGGCGGGCTCACACCCACAGGCGACGGCTCCGGGATCAGGGGAGAGGGCGGGAAGGTTGGGGGGTATGGTGACCCCTCCCCCGACTTCGATCAGGCGCCTGGCGCGCTGTCGTACAACCTCCAGTTAAACATCGGATTTGTCATTGTGAGCTCGCCCATCCATCCAATGAATTGGGCTATCGCGTCCTTGTCTATAGGTTGCATTCCGTCGCCGTCGAACAGCTTATCGAAGTTACGCGACGGGTGATAGCGTAGACGGAAAGTATCCGTGTTCAACCCGAAGGTTGTATCGGCCGGCATATTACTTCCGATGCCACCGTCCAATACTATCTCGGCACGTTTTCCGCCGCCGATATACTCGAGAGCCGAGAAGCCCAGCTTGCCAAGACTTGTCTCGTTGGTCTGGCGCTGGATCGTCAGCGTGGCCGCGTCGTAGGCGGCGTAGTGTTCGGGGCTCATCAGCAGCAGATCGGCGTAGTCGCGGTTCCGCGACTGCTTGGTCATGACGTAGTTCAACATCGGCCGGATGGTGTCTTTGTTGACCTGGGTGCTGCCGGCCATGAACGAGTTGGCGTTGAAGGTTTTGGTCTGCCAAATCGTATTGAGGTTGCGGTCGATGCCGCCGTAGACGCCGGTCGTGTTGGCGATCGGCACCGCGGTCGCCAGGCCGGTGATCTGCTTGCCACCGTTGGCAGAGCCGTCGCCATACAACCCAGCGTCCATGGTGTCTTCCAGGGCTCGCTCGGCAGCTTCCATATAGCTGTCGAGAACATCCATGATCTGACTATCGCCCTGGTTGTTCAAAATCTCCTGGTAACTCAATATGATAGGCACGACGACCATCTTAGGCTCAAAAAATGCATCGTTAAATAGATCGATGGCTGGGTTCAGCAACTGGTCGTAGCCGGAATACCACTGTGCAACCTGTTTTGCAATCTGTAGTGTTTGTCGGATGCGAGGACCACTGTAGGTTTGCCAGAGGCCTTTCTTTTTCATGACCGCCAACAACGCATTGTTGTTGGAGACGAGATCTTCGTAGCTCGAGGAACGATCCTCGAGCGCCATACTCAGGATCTGTTGATAGTGCGCATTACTGGTGACGTTCGGCATCAGACCGCTCCATTGGGTTCATCGGTTCAGAACGAATTGTTCGCGCGCTTCATCGCGTTCGCGATCGCCTCACGGCGTCCGACAGGCTTGTCCGGTCTGCGTCCCGTCCCGTTTGAGGGGCCAGCGGGGGCGCCGGAAATGCTCCTGGCGGTAGGTCGGGTCTGAGCCGGTGTGTTGCGGGTCTGATCCGCGTGTGTTGCCGGGTACAGTCGGTCTGCCCTGGCGTAGGCTTGGTCGAGGTTGAAACCTAACTTGATCTCACGCTCGATAGCGGGTCCAAGCTCGTCAAACCGCGGGTGCGTGTCAGCGTACTGATCAACCGCGCTGCGGGTGCGAGTGAACGTCTGCTGATACTGCATCTGCTGGATGCCGGTGGCAAGTGTGTTGACCATCTGGTGCAACTGCCCGATTTGCTGGCTTTGCGCGTTCTGCGCATTCGAGCTCTGCACCAGCTTCTGCTGTTCGGGCGTCTGGGACAGGATCGCGTAGGCCACGTCGCGCAGGCCCAGCTTGGTGCCGTCCTCGGCGCGGAGGTTCAGGTTGTTGACGATGATGTCCAGGCCGCCGATCGGATCCTGGCGCAGCTTGTTTTCCATCTGCGTGTAGGAGGTCAGAGCTCGCTCGAGCGTCGTCCCCTGCTGCGCGGCCTGCTGCGCGAAGTGCTTGATCGTCTGGAACGTCTCCACGTCTGGCCGGTATCGCTCGTAGGCGCGCTGAAACTCCGAATGGATGCGATGCACATCGGCCCGCACTGGCTCTGGCGTGGCCGCCCATTGGCTTTTGGCAAATTCGGTCATCCGTTGGGGCGGGTGCTGGTAAGGCGTGCCCTCGGGCAATTGTGGGTGCTGGCGGCCCGGTTGGGGCGCAACCCCCCGGTCGCCGGCAGGGGGTTCTCGCCCTTCCTGCTGGCGCGGCGCGAAGTGACCATGCTCGGCCCGCTCGCGCGGCTCGGCCTTGGGCTGGTCGCTCGGCGGCTTGCGGAGGTCAATCTTCGGCTTTTCCCGATCGATCTCCTCGGGCGGGTGGTTGTCCCCTATGCGCGCCTTGCGCGCTTCCGGCTTCGGCCGCGAGGCCTCGGCCTTTTCAAAGGCGCGCTGAATGCTCTCGCGCCGGTCGAGCTTGCGTTCTGGTTTTGCCCCGTCAGGTTTATCAGGCGCCTGGTTGCTGATCGGCTGCGGGGCGCTGACCGGGTTGGGGTTGATCGGCACCTCGCTCTGCGCGGGGGGCGGTGCCGGCGGGGCGGCGGCGGGAGCATTGGCTACGTCTGACATGGGCACACGTCCTCGGGCGCGCGGCGGCGCCGTTTGAGTTGTGTGAGCCCTGTGATTTGCGAACCTGACCCCCGCCAGGCCGCAACAGCTATCGCGGCCGGTGACCGGCCTGGTATTTCTCCACCGCAGTCTTGAGCGCCGCCTGGCGCGCTGCCTTCACGCTGCGATCTCCCGACGATCGCGTCTTCGGCTTGAGTTTCTCGGACCCCACCTCGGTCAGGCCCAGCGCGCGACCGACTGCGCGATACTCACGTTTGGACGTGTAGAACTTGCCGTCGACCTGTTCAGTCGGCGGCATAGCGTCGGAGATCACGTTCGGCATCGGCAATGTCGAACGCGCCACGGGTGTGCTGGTCTTGTCGACGCGCCAGATATTCGGCGCGACCTCAATCAGCCGCATGCTTACCTTTTGCTTTTGGTCCGCTTGGCTGCGGGCGCATCCTTCTTCGGCTTGCGCTCGGGCTCCTTGCTGGTGCGTGCGCCACTGCCGCTCTCGGCGGTGGCAATCTCAAACACCAGGACGTCAGACAGGTCGTCGCCGCGCTGCACCTCGACATCGAACACGCCAGGCGTCGTGGTGAGCGGGATGACGGCATCGAGCCGCGTCGGGCTGATGAACGTAGTCGGGACTTCCTCGTCGTCAAACAGCACGACCGTAGCCGGCGTGAAGCCGGTGCCGGTGACCCGCAGGCCGGCTTCCGTGATGGACGCGGGTTGCACCGGCATGCGGTCAGGATCGATCGCCGTGAGCGTCAGCGGCGGGATGTTGCTGCCGTCGACCGGACCAGCATCGCCGGCAACGATGTCGGACCCTGGCGGTTCGTTGATCGAGGGCAGATGGTTCTCGAGCGCGAGCTTCTGCTCGTCGGTGAGATCCTGCTGCTGCTGCGCAACGGGCGGCGCGACGCCCTGCTGGCTCTGATCCATGCCAAGCGTATTGGGGTCAACGATGCCGCCGGGGTTTGGAATGCGCGCGTGCGCAGGCCCAACCGCTTCCGGCGGTACGCTCGGGATATGCGGGTTGACGTTGTCGCGCGTCTGCTGGCCGAAGTGGTCGCTCGGATCTTCCGGCCTGGTCCGCTCGATGTAGTCGAACGGCTTGTCCTGCAGCAGCCGATCGCGCTCCTGATCGTCAGTGCGCTCGCGCCGTTGCATGCGGATCGGGCTCTCGGGTGGTTCGTGCTTGGTTGTCATGTTCAGGTCCATGTAAAAGTTCTGGTTGACGGGACGGCGACGCCGCCGAGTTTGACGTCGACCAGCCAGGGACCGGCACTCGACTTTTTCGGGACCGTAGTCGTGAGCGAGGTCGCGCTGACGTAGGTCGTCGTGCGCTCGACATTGTCGACCCAGATCCGACACCCCGGCGTGAAGTTTGTTCCGGTGCATGTGATCAATTGCGTGCCGCTCGCCGCCGACACCGCGGTGGTCGGCGTGATGCTCGCCAGTGCCGGGTTGGTCGCGGGCGACATCGATGAGGCGTGCGAGGCGTTCGGGTTGAACACCTTGAGCGGGTCAGGCGTGTAGACCGGGCCTGTGCCTACCGTGACCAGCGGATAGTGCGGCGCGGCTCCAGAGTAGGCCGGCGGATATGCGGTGGTCAGCACCACCTCGGTGCCGGCGCCTTCATGCGCCACGCTGGTGGAGGCCGGGACAACGCCGTTGGCCGCACCCGGATAGCTGCCTTCGGTGCCGCCTGCCGTGCCACCGCTACCACCCGCCAGGGCGGCGGTGTTGGCGGCAAACGCCGTGAGTGCGCCGGCCGTGCCGTCATCGAAGTAGGGAGGCGGGTTGGGGTTCTTGCGGTCGCCTGGCGTGAGCGAGGTGCCGGTCCAGTTGCCGTTGGCATCGACGTCTCCGAACGGCTCGAGGTAGTGCGTCTTGCTGTAGTTCGGCGGGTTGGGTCCGGTCGCCCCGGTGCAGGAAAAATTGGTCGGAGGCGTCGGGTTAGGCGGTGTCACAGTCAGTGCGCTCTGGGCCATGCTCGTCTCCTGTTACCATCGACCGGGAATGTAGGCGCGTCGACCGTAGGTTATCTGCCCCGGTTGCAGATTTCCATGTTTCAGTTCGGCGTACTGACCGGCAACGACAACTGCGGCCGGTGCGAGCTCCATCGTGTAGTCCATGTGGATGTGGTGATCGAGAATAACCGGATAGCCGGTGAGCCGGATCGCGCCCGTGACGATCGGCAGCGCGCGCGACGGCTTTAGCGTCGCGTCCTGGCCGGTCAGCGTGATCGCGCCAGGCAGCACGCGCAGCACCTTGTCGCTGCGGGTGGTCAGCACTGCCGGGTTGCCGGTGACGACGATCGCGCCAGGCTGCGCGGTCAGCTTGTAGTTTATGCGGGTCTTCAGGTCGGCCGGGATGCCGGTGACGGCGATCGAGCCGGTCGCGAGCGACAGCATGCGGTTGCGCCGCAAGGTCGCGCTCTTCATCGAGACGGCGATCGCGCCGACGCCTGCGGTGAAGTTGAACGCGCGGCCGTACTTCAGCGTCGCCGGATATCCGGTGAGCGTGAGCGCGCCGACAGTCTGCGACAGCGTGTAGGCGCGGCGCACGTTGGCCGGCACGCCGCTGACCGCGACCGCGCCCTTCTGCGCCGTCAGCACATGGCCGTAGCGCAGGATCGCGGTGGTCGGTGCGACGGTGATCGCGCCCGTGCCCGCCTGCAGCACGTAGGCGGTGATCAGTGACGGCGTATAGATCAGGTCGACGTCTTTGCCGGCGAGCGCGACCGCACCCGGCTGCGTCGTGAGCATGAAGCCGCGCCCGTAGCGCAGATTGACGTCGACGCCGGTCAGCGTGATCGCGCCTGCCGTCGCCTGCAGCTTGCGTCCGACACGCAAGATCGCGGTCTTGCCCGCCAGCGCAACGCCGTAGGTCGCGGGAAATATCTTGCGATCAACCCGCAGCGTTGCCGTCGAGCCTGCGAGCGTGACGCTGCCCTTCTGCAGCGTGAGCCGTTGGCCCTTTGTGCCTTGGGTGTCGCGGCCGATGACGTTGACCGCGCCGACGCCCAAGATGAGTTGGCGAGCAGCGCGCAGCGTGATCGCAGGACCGGCGACGGCGACGGCACCGACTGTCAGGTCCAATTCCGGCATCGGCGGCGCGAGCGAGCGGACGGTGTACTCGTTGTACTTATGCGTGCCGTTGTCGTTGACGATGTACGGGAGAACGATGTTGTTGCCGCTCTGGTAGACGTTGCCGTCGCGCGACAGGTTGTATGGGAAAGCAGTAACCGTCGCCGTCATTGCAAGGACGGGCGTACCCCAAGTCGCGCCGTCATCGATCGATTTTCGAGCATATAAATCGCTGTCGGTAGAATTGCGGTACAAATTCCAGAAATCATTCCCATCTACGAAAACGGCTTCGGGGGCTGTTTCGTTAGAGCCTGCACTGGACAAATTGATTGTTGGAAGGTCGGCGCTGGCGAAATATGGGTTTAATGATCCTGCCGCAGTGCCGATAACGACCCTGCCCGCCGCTGATGAAACGCCAACATAATGGCTTGTCGAGAGGCTGATGACCGGAGACTGAGCGGCTGATAATGCGTTGGCGGCACTGAGTGTCCGTACCTGACAGTCGATACTTCTATTCCAGACGAGATGGACGCGGTTTGATGCGCCAAGCACGGCCTCCGGGACCGTATTATCAAATGCCGTGTTCGCGTCAACCTGAACCGCCGCGCTCCATGTGTTGACCGCAGTGCGACGTGAATAATAAACGCGCGCACGGAACGTGCCGGATGTCTTGGTTTCGAGACCGTTGAAGAACGCCACCGCCTCGCCGGTCGAGCGGACAACCAACGAGGCGCCGTATTGTAAGCCGCCGGTCTGGCCGGTCGTACTCAAATTATTGATGACTGTCTCACCCGTCACCGCAAAGTTGTCGGTCGACATGTCGAACGTGAAATAAACCGTAGTGACACCAGCACCCAATGCTTGCACAGTCAAAAGGTGGATAATGTTTCCGACTTGAAATCCTGCGATGTTTGAAATGTTATTGGCGTGCGGCATCGTCCTGACACTGGCCCACGAGGTGTCAGGCGCGGTTGACTTATAAACTTGCAAGGTTAGAGCGTTGGCGCTGTCGCGGCCGAAGAAAGAATATCTGCTTTGCGATGAGCCAACATAGACGTTGGCATAGGAGGAACCCGTACTCCACGACGATCCGTTGTTGCCAACCATCGTGCGCGTGCCAAGTGACGAATATTGGAAGCCGATAAAATTGGAACCGTTAATTCCGCCGCGACGCTGGAATGTGATCACATAACGGGAAGAGGACGAAACAGTGATGGGTGATGGGAAGGAGAATGTCGTCAACGCCGCTGCGGCGGTTGGCAGAGTTGTAGGGTCAATGGTAAAAGTACCCAACGATCCGCCGGTCGGGAAATAACTCGCATCGGCGGCGTACAAATTGACATCAACCAAATCGGTCGGCGCACCGCTCCTGATCCACATCATCGTGAAGTCGGTGACCGGATTGACTGTCGCGGGGGTCAAGAACGGGGCACCGACAATAGTCGATGCTGTCGAAGTCCCGATAGGCTGCGTCCCCACAGAAGTGTTGTTCTGCGCAAACAGCGTATTGTCGCGGAACGGCCCAACCGGCGCGATTGCCGTCGAGATGCCGGTGATGGTGACCGGGAGCGCCATCAGGCCAACTCCCGCCCGCGATCAAAGATCGCCTTCGGCACGCGACCCTGTTTCACCGCCAGTTTGCGACCGGCGCGGTCGCTATACTTGAATATCCTGCGGCAGTCGTACTTGCGACACTCGTAGGGCGCGCGATCCCAGATCGTGCATCCGTGCGCGTCGAGATAGACGCAATCGCCGTTGTCCTTGCGATCGAGGATCATGTACGGCGTCTTGCCCGGCGTGAGGCACATCGCGGTCTGATAGCTCGCCGGATCGTCGCCCATGTCTGTGCGGATCGGCGTCATCAGCCGACAGCACAAATGACAATCACCGCACGGGACATGCGCCCGATCAAGTGATGGTAAGGACACCATTGGCTGCGTCCGCATCAACGGTGAAGGTTTCAGTGTCGGCCAGCGTGATGCTCGAGCCGTAGTCGTAGTAGCCCAGCAGCTTGTTGGTCGCGGAGGTGTTGTAGATTTCGGCGTAGCGGAACGGGCCGATGCCGCCCGCGGTCGCGGTAAACACCGTGTCGTTCAAGGTCAGCTTGAATATGCCGCCGGATGTCGTCGCGCTCGCCGTCGACATCGCGTTGCCGCCTGCGGTGTAGCCGTTGGCGGCGGCCGGTGCCGGCGCCTGCGTCGTGTTCCACACCGTGTCGCTGGCGGCGTTCGGCGCGGTGTTGGTCAGCGCGACCTTAAAGGCTGCGGTCGTGAGATTATGACCGCCTTTGCTCAGTTCATCGATGAAGCTGTTGAACTTGACGAACGGTGCGACGGCCATTGATGCCTCCCCTAGTAATAATTGCTCTGGTCGACGGTGCCGCCCATTGCATTAGCACCGAGTGCGGCACCACCGGCAGCGCCGCCGATGCCGAGTAGCGGACGCTTGCCTGAGAATGCTTCGGTCATCGCCTGCTCGGGCGAGATGCCGCGCACCTTCGCCGTGACTTGAGCGCGCCGGTTGAGCGCCTCAACGAACGGTGCAGGGTATGATTTGAGCCCGGTGTACTCGCCGCCGCCGATCCAGGTCACCGCCTGCTGGCCGGCCTGGGTTGCCGGGTTGCCGTTGGGCAATCGAGCTCGATCGGTGGCGCGCTGCCCGATGCCCTCGAGGTAGGAATACTCCTTGGGCAGCAGGCCGGCGTTCTCGCCCATGGTGAGGCCGTAGGGCATGCCAACCATGTTGCGGATGTCGTGGGTGTCGACCGTGCGCGGCATCCAGTTGCCCGACAGGTTGGTGCGGTAGGAAATCGGCTTGGGGTTCTTCACCGGATCGTAGAGGTTCTCGAGAAACTCGCGCACCCGCACCGCATGCTGGATCTGTGCCTTGGCGCCGTAGCCGGCGTCGGGCGGCCCCACCAGGGTCTGCACCGTCTGCCCGGTTGGGTCTTTCAGCTTGATGCGTTCGGGCAGCGGATTGCCGTGCAGCAGTTGCTGCAGATACCAGGTGGACGAGCGGATGTTGCTGTCGATCGGGTTGACCATCGAGGTGCCGGCGACGTTCGACACCCAGTCCTGCCAGACTTGCTCGCCCTTCGACGGACCATGAATGGAATGCATCAGGTCGCGCGTCTGCATCAGGTTATACCAACCCCAGTTTTCCGGCGGGGCGTTGCCGGCGGCGCGCTCGAGCCGCTGGACGCCACCGCGCGAGACTGGCTTCAATCGCGCGGTCTGCTCCGGTGCGATGCGCGGCAGATTGAACTGCGGCACATCCGGCGTTTGCATCAGCGTCTTGGGCGACAGGTCGAAGATCGACGGCTTGATGCCGGCCAGGGCGTTGGCGTCGAAAATGTTCTCGGCCTTGGTCACCTCTTTTTTGATGCGGTCCCATTCGTCCCGGTTCGGCGCGGCGAGTTGCGAGGGGAGCTCCATGCCTTCCGGTAAATTCTGCGTCTTGCGGTACGTCTCGCGCTGTTCCTTGGTCAGCTTGTTGATCACCTCGCGGTCGGCCAGCTTCAGCGAAATCGCGTTCTGCCGCATGTTGTCGCCGTGCTTGGCGGCGAGCGACGTCGAGGCAAACTCTGACGGCCCGCGCCCGGTCAGTCCTAGCTCGTTGTAGAGCTCGAGCAGTTGCGGCCCGCTCATGCCCTGGGCGCTTTCAGCCGCCGCACGGTTGATCGCCTCTGGGCCGGCGCGCGGCAACGTCTTGGTGTCGCCCAGGCGCCAGAACTCCAGGCTGGTCGAGGGACCGGACGGCTTGAGTGCTGCGGCGTCGAACAGGCCGCCCATCTTCGGCTTGGTCTTGGCCTCGCTCGGGTTGATCACCTGGCCGAGAGCGCCGGCTGCGCCGGCTGCGATCCGCACCGGCTTGGCGAACGGTCCCAGCACGCCCATCAACGCGAGATCTTCCGGCGACTGCGGCACGGCCAGGTCGGCCACCTCGCGGCCATACTCGCCCAGCGGCTGGTCGATGCTGCCGGGCGGGGAGAGTTGCCCGCGGGGCGGCGGGGCGTAGCTTGATCGGGGATTAAACGACGCCTGGCGCCGTGCCTGGTCGGCCTGGAACATGCTGCGCTGGATGGTGGGATCGAGCGTTGCCGGGTTGACCGTCTCGCGCGGGATCAGCGGCTCGGCTTCGCGCCGCCGCCGGTCCTCGTCGCTCCAGGCGTTCGGCCGCGCCTGGCGGTAGTCCTCCATCGCGGCCAGGCCGCCCATGCGGAACGCGGCCGGCAGCGTGTTCGGCTCGAGCTCCTGCCGCGGCCCTTGCGGCGGCAGCATCCAGTCGTCCATGCCAGGCATGGCGGTGAGTTGGCCCATCATTTGATGTTCCACCATTGCTGGAGTGGCTCTTCGCTCTGCAGCACGCCCAAGGTGCCCTCGCGGCGGATCTGCTCGGGCGCGTGAGGATGCGGCGTCTGCATGCCTTGCAGCGCCTGCTCGGCGGCGCGCATGCGATCGCCCTTGGCGTCGTTGAGCATCGTCTCGGCGCGCTGCACGCTGTCGATCTGGTACTGCTGCGCCAGCGGCCAGGCCGGATCGTAATGCCCTGGCGGCACCACATCGGGCCGGTGCGGCATGTTCCCGCGCATGCGCTCGATGACCGACTGGGTGATGCGATCGCGCCAACCCATCAGAACGTCCCCGTTGCCCAGAACACGATCGCGAGGCAGAGCATCGCGAGCCCCACCAGCGTGTACATCGCCAGGCGGTCGCCCTCGATCACAGCGCACCTCCCGGCGGCCGTTGCGGCTGGCTCATCTTGAATTGCTGCATCTGCTGCCGCTCATTGGCGCGCGCGGCCATGTCGCTCTGCTTGATCTGCGCCGCCTGCTTTGCCAGGTCGATCTTTTGCGCCGCGGCCTGCAGATCGGACTGGCTCTTCATCATGTCGGCCTGGTGCTTCTCGCGATCGGCCATCGCCTTGAGCTCGGTGTGCTGCGTCTTGGCCTGGTCGTCTTGCGTCTTGCCGCGCAAGTCGGCCAGCTTGAGTTTTTCGTTCGACGCGATCTTTGCCTTTTCGTGCGCATCGCGCATCTGCATTTCTTGCGTCTTGAGCTTGGCGTCGAGTTGGTCCTTCTCCTTCAGGTGCGCGATTTTGAGTTGCTCGATCTCCTTGGCGGTGCGCGCCTGGATCGTAGTCGGATCGTCGCCGCGCGGCTGTTGCGCCTTGCTCTGCATGATGGCTGCGAGGTCATCGATCGAACGATCGAGCGAGCGGCCGGCGCGATAGGGCGCCACGGTGAACTTCATCACCTCGCCGCAGAAGGCGGCGGTCTGCGGCTCGGCGGTAATCATCTGGGTCAGTTGCGGCAGCAGTTGTGCCAGCACCGCGGTAAATTCCGCGCGGCGCTGCTTCTCGGTGTTCTCATCGACCTGGATGGTGCTGTCGGTTTCGATGTCGAGGGTAAACGCCTTGATGCGGCTGTCGCGGAACAGCTTCATCACCTGGTCGAAGGTCGGCTGCGTGCGCAGGCTCTCGAGCGTGCGCTTGCCCTGGTCGATCATCGCCTGGGCCTGGCCCAGCATCGGACCCATCTGCTTCTTCGGATCCTGGTCATCGGACGGCGGCGGCGGCGTGCCAGGCTGCGGCGGCTGGCTCATCTGCTGCTGCGCCTGCGCCAGTTGCATCTGCTGCTGGCCGATCTGTTGTGCCATCGCGCGCGCCTGCTGCTCGACCTGGGCCTTGCTCGGCAATTCGGTCTGGCTCATCGCGATGATGGTTTTCTCGGAGAATTTTTCCGTGATGATTTCGGCCGCGATGTTGACCAGGTCGCGTGCGATGCGGACCATCTCTTGCTGCTTGTCGCGAATGCGGCTCGAGCCGTACTGGGTCTTGATCTGCTGCGCACCGAGTGTTTCTTGCGGATCGGTCGAGCCGCGCATGATGTCGGCCAACCCGGTGATCTGATAGATGTCCTGCACGATCTCTTTGCGCAGCGCGAGGCACTGGGTGATCGTCTGGGCGATTTCCGCGATTGGCATCCAGACAATGACTTCTTTGGTGCCGCCGAACGCCGCCCAGTTGCCGATCGGGATCAACACCCGGCCAGGTGTGTTGATCGACATCGCGGTATTGATCGCATCCGCGAGCTCGGTGCCGCCGCCGGGGTAAAACCCCTTGGCCTCTAATACATTGCTCAGTGCGTGGATTTTAGCGGTGAGCAGATTGATTTCGTCCAATTGATCCTTGTATTGCAGCACATCGGGGACCGGCACTAAACTGCCACGCTGCAAGGTGCCGTAGGCCGGCTTCGGGCAGGGGAAAAAATCCTGGCAGTCGAGGTGAGGATCATCCTCATCGAGGATATCTTCACAGCCCTCCGCCACCCACACGACGCGCTTATTGGTTTTGTCCCAGATCTCCCAGAATTTAGCCCGTTCCCTGCTGTCCATGCCGCCAACTTCTTTGGCGTCGCGATCGACTTTGTATTCGGCGTCCTGGTAGCAGGAGCCGGAAAATGGAGCGAAGCGTTCGCGCGCCTCGGTGCGGGTGAGATAGGCGGCGGCGGCGACCCAGGTCACCTCGGCCCAACTGCGCGAGATGCTGTGGAGGAAATCGCGGCGGTGTTTGAAATCAACGCAGACCCGTTCGTAGTCGTAGTGAATGTCGGGCGGCTCGTAGCGGCACCAGGCGACGCCGCGGCCGATCAGCACAACATCATTGCGGATCTGCAGCATGAGCTCGTTGATGTGCGCCAGGTCGAAGGTGATGGTGACGCATCGCTCCAGCACCTCGGAGGCGGCTTGCGGCACCGGGCGACGGTCATTCCATTTGGGTGTGACGGCCGGCGCCGGCGGATTGGCGTAGATCGAAGGGCCGATGACTTCCACGTTGGCCCAAAACATTTGAAATTCTTTGTCGCGCGACATGCCTGAGAGGCGATCGAGGTTGGCATACTGCTTGTCGATCAGGTCGCAGTGTTCGTGCCATTTCTCGAATGTGGTTTCGCTCTCGCGCAACAGGTTGAGCCAGGCGTTGGCTTTGCGCGGCTCGAGTTGCGGATTGTACTCGTGATCGTCGTGACGCAGATCGTCGTCGTCGGACGGCGCGGGATGGTGCGGAGGTTCAATCATTGGCTCGCTCCGTACCGTTGCCCGGAGGGCGCATAGCGAAGTGTTTGGTCATCTTGGTCAGCCGATCGTGTTCACCGATCGAGAGATCCTTGTCGTGCAGCAGGATGGCGATCAGCGTGAGCATTTCGGTGATGTCGCGCATTTCGCGGTAAACCGCGGTGCGAAACCCGGTGGCGTCGCCCATTCTGCGATTGATCGCCTTGAGCTCGTTTTCGATCGCGGTCTGCCGATCGTGGGCGAAGCCCAAGGTGACGCGATACTCGACCTCCTGCACCAGGCTGCGGCCGGATGCGCCCGCGGCGCGATTGATCTTCTCGCGCAATTCCTGCGTCGTGCGCATGTTGAGCGGGATCTTTTTTCCGCTGCCTTTGACGGTGCGCTTGGGCATCAGGCGGCCCTCCGAAACGGCCAGGCATTGCCGCATTGCGGACAGGCCAGCATCAGCCGCTTGCCGTCGCGATAGACTTTTTTCATCGTGCGGCTGTCGCATTGCGGGCAGGCGCGTGGGCTGATCGTGCCGCTGTGTGCGAGGCCGGGGAGTTGGCCGCCAGGCGCGATCCAGGCGGCATCTGGCCCGGTTCGCGGCATCGGCTCGAGCAGCTTCATCGGCTCGCCGAGTACCTCGGGGCGACTGATCAAAGCCTGATTGGCGGTCGTTTGATCAGTCGGTTTTCCGATGTCCTCCGCCGTCTGCATCGACAGCGCGTTGCTCGCCTCGATCAAGAGATCGGCGGCATGCTCGAGCGCGCGGTGCTTGATGTCATCGAACGGGCCGCCCTCGTTGTGCATCAAGGTGGCGGCACAGGTGCGCATCCGGTCGGTAAGGTCGTCGGTCACAGGGCTCTCCACATATCGCCCGCGACGCTGACCAGCTTGAACGAGAACCAACGATCAAGCTGGTGATTGGCGATCGCGCTGAATGGAATGACGCGACCGGCGCGGCAACGCGCTTTCCAGCGGCGTCGGCTGACGCGCTTCCTCATAGCCGCATCCCCCAGCGCGGCTCGGCCGGCGGCGGAATAACCCAACCGGAGAGCTCGGGATTAGGCGCGGGCTTGACCTTGCGCGCGGGATTTTTGCGCCAGGCCATGCTCAGATATCGGAAGCTGTCGGCCGGGTGGCTCGTCCAGTCGTGGACGGCGTTGGCGCGGAACGACTTTTTTTCATCGTCCCACTCTCTGCGATACTGTTCAAGAGCATCCAGGCCACCCTCCTCTGTGCGGGGGTGAAAGACACAAAGCGGCAAGGTTCTCCTGACCGCGTTAATCCCGTCGTCAAGTGTGTGGCGTGGCACCAGCATCGGCCGGAGGCCCACCGACTGCATGGTTTCAACGCGGGTTCGCCCTGATCCCCACTCCTTGACGATCGCATCGTGCGGGACATAGTCGTCACCGTGCTTCCAGCCGTAATCGGCGTACTTCTTTTCGATCACGCCGGCATAATGGTCTAGTCCAACACCGGACGAGGCGTAGTGGTCGAGGATGAATAGCTGGGCGCCGACTGGCTGGAAAAACCAGATCGATGTGTCGTCGCCAACTCCCAAATCCCATGCGCGGTGGACGGGCTGGTCAGGTAGAGCATCGATGTCGACCACAC